AAAAAGCCTTGAAACACCCTATTTGCAAGGCTTTCAAGGCTTTTGGTGGAAGAGGGTGGATTCGAACCACCGAAGGCATCGCCGACAGATTTACAGTCTAACAAGAATTGCCTATTTGCAACTACTTAAACGATATGTAACACATAAGTGACACAACAAGTTAAAAATTGAGGTTAATTATTGCCGAACGCTTGTTATCCAAATTGATATGTGTATATATCTCTGTTGTCGTTGAACGAGAGTGTCCCAACAATTCTTGAACTGCTCTCAGATTGCTACTGTTGTTCAAAACTGCTGTTGCATATGTGTGTCTTAGTTTGTGTGGACTTAGATATTCTACTTTCTGTTCATCAGGTAAAGAACTGTTCATTCGAGTGAAAAACCTTTTATAGGCATTTTCGAGGGTAGCAGGCGAATAAAATTCTTTTCCGTTCCAAATACAGCCTTTTTTATTTAATCCTTTTAATTGTTCAAGTACTAAATCATTAACAGGAATAGTACGAGCGTGTTTAGTCTTAGTTGTGTCGTTGAGATAATAAGCGCCTATTTCATCCTTGGTTACTGCTCTGTGAATATGAATTGTCTTTTGCTTAAAATCAATATCATTATACCTGAGCGCACACAATTCCCCTCGTCTCATTCCGGTGTATAAAAGTGTGAGAATAACAGCACCAAATTCTTTGTCTTTTCGTGCAAAGTCTGCTATTATGGCTGCATCGCCGGAATAAAATACTTTCGGCGCTTCTTGCAGTGCATTTTCGGAGATTTTTACTTGTCTCATAGGATTTTTAGTTATAATATCCTCGTCAATAGCAAATTCAAATGTACCTCTGATTATCGCTTTAAGATATGCAAGTTTCTTTAATTTTGCTATTTCAGGACTGCTAAAGAAAATATATATATCGTTAGGCTTAATCTTTGCAATGGGCGTAGTTCCCAGCAGGGAGTTTTTTATTTTTTTAATATTAATCTCGTAATTAGTTTTGTTGCCGTCTTTTTTGGTTACGCTGTAGCGTTCCCACCACAAGTCTACCATTTCGCCAAAGGTTTTGAAAGTACTTGGGGAATGTTTTTCTTTGTTTCTCAAAGTTTCCAGATATTTTTCGTGAGCGGCCTGCTTTGTTTTTCCGTAGAATTGTTCACGCTTGTCACCAATTCTAACAGTGAATTTATAACAATTCCTTGCTTTCATAAAACAGTAACTGCCTTCACCGCTTACCCTTTTCATATTTAATCATCCTTTTTGTATTCGATTTTCAAGTTCTTTATGTAGTCTGCATATTCAGACATAATCGCTTCGTATTCCTTGCCGGGCATATCAATTTTTTTATTTGTAAATGCCGACTCAAACCAACTTTCCATTGAATGGGATACATGTAAGCGGCTTTCAACGTCCATTTTTGAGTACATATAAGCTTGACAAACTATAGCATCACTGTTGCCCTCGAATTGATTAAAAATATAAAAAATTCTGTTTAACTTATCTTTGTTTCGCATACCCCAATTAATTAGACCACTCATAATGTTATAATGTTCGTTGTATTCTTCTTCTGTCTGAGAGGTATAGCGTAGCATATATTCAACAGAGTAACCCAGTACCTCAGATATGGCGAGCAAAACATCATAGTTTGGCTCTACTGCTCTTGTCTCCCAGTTAGCCACTGTATCTCTTTTTATCTTTCTCCCCAATTTTTTAGATAGCTTTTCAGCTAATTCTCTTTGAGAGAGACCACGGCTTCCTCGTAAAGTTGCTAATGTATATCCGAATTGTAAATCTTTGTGCATTTAATTCACATCCCCATAGTTTTTAAGTGATTTACATTTCTTTAACGATACTTTATTATGAGGGTGTAGTCAGTGATGACTACAGCCTTTTTTGTGAGGGAAGGACGGTTTTAATTGCTGTCCTTCCTGCTCTTTATAATCGGTATTACCTTAATTGCTATGTAAACTATAAGCATTACTGTTGTAAGTATCCGGATAAAGATAGAATCATAAACGGCATAAGAATAATATAATGCAAAAATATAAGAAATTAGTGTTATTATATTTCCTATCCATACGGTATTTATGACAATTAAAGTAAGCACGATTCCAACTATTGAATCAATTATTACCGAATTAGAAAAATTAATTATCCATAATGGGTATAAACAAATTATGCCACTGATTATTATGTTAATAATGTAGTTGTTAGTGAGTTTGTTCATAATTGTACCTCATTTCAACTTTTGTGATTTATGTACGGAAGTACCTAATTATATGTTTAACGACAAAGGAGAAATAAATTGATGAAAAGAGAAATTATAGAAATTATCAAAGGTTTAAGTGATGATGAATTAAAAGAATTTATTGATTTTTATACTCATCTCGAATATGTTCAACAAGACAAACAGAAAAAAAGATGTAAGCCACGATGATATATAACATATTTCGAAATCTGTCATCGGATGTAAAACTGTCGGAACTACCTAAAAGTAAAAATATTGAAATTAAGCAAAATAAGCAAACTATTGTTACTTGTTTTGCTTTTTTGCTGTCAAAAAAAATACGGGTAAAGAAAAAATCTAATGTTGGTATCATAAACCATAAGCAACCGCAGACGGCTTCGATAACGCCTTGAACACGATTATTCATTTTTTATCTCCTCTTATCGTTTTAAGAACGGTTAAGATTTTTAGTAATTCTTCATCGTCATCTACATTTTCAACATATTCAATAAGTTCTTGCTTGACTTGTGATGGTGCTTTTCGTTCATCCCAACCCATTAAATATAGTGGGCTAACGCCTAAAGCATTTGCAAACGCCTCGACCTTACTTTGTGAAATATCTCTTAAACCTAATTCAATTTTATTGATTGCAGAACGAGATTTATAACCTAATTTTTCTGCCAATTCGCCTTGTGACATTCCTTGTTGTTCCCTGAGGAATCTAATTCTTTCATAAATTGTCATTTTATCACATCCCCTAAATGCATAATAACACGCTGTCGCCAAAAAATCAACATTTTTTGAAAAAAATTCAAAAATTGTATTGACAAAAACAAGTAAAAGGTTTATTATGTGAATGTAGCCAAAACGGCGACAAGTGAGGTGATAACATGGTTAATTCAAACAAGTTAAAAGCAAAAATGATAGAAAAAGGCTATAATCAAAAAACACTGGCAAACGCTATGGGAATAACAACCCAGACACTCAATTACAAAATCAACGGAGTTAGAGAATTTAAGGTGAGTGAAATAGAAAAACTTTGTTCTCTTTTATCTATAAACAAAAGAGAAACAGGACAATTTTTTTTCGTTTAATTGTAGCCAAAACGGCGACAAATTGAGCAAACGAGGTTTGAATATTATGTCAAGAACAACAATTACTATTGCAGAGGCTGCGGCATTACTCAGAAAGAAACCGCAGAATTTGCGAAAAGAAGTACGACAAGGAAATGTACCCGGTGGCTTTACTATCGGTAAGCATTGTTATATTAACTGGCTTAGTTTTAGTCAAGTTACAGGATTTACTGAGGAACAAATCGAGGAGGTAAAGAAATGAAAACTAAATTTGCAACAGATGAACAAGTCGAACAGGAAATTAAAAGATTGCTAGCTTCCGAAGACGTAAAATTAGCGAAAAGGGAAGAAACCATTAAGAACAGGCGCAGGCAGTATATGTATAGTTTGCGTAGTTATGAAAATCGAGGCAAACTCCTTAACCGTTTAGGATATACGCTTGAAAATATCGACAAAAAACTAACTTCCGTTGATGAAGAAATGGAATGAGGTGTTCCGAATGAGAAAAAAGGTACATACAGTCTGCACAGCGGCGGCGGTCGTTTTCTGCACTGTTTGCATTATCGGTGTAATTCATACTTGGTGGATAGCGGCAATCATATACGCTCTTGCGATGATATTCTTGATTTTAGCGTTTGCGACTTCAAAGGAAGCAGAGCGAGCAATTAAAGAGGAAGAAAAACCGAAAAGGGTGTCGCCTATTGAATATGTCAATGTGGACGAGCCGTCTTGGACTGAATGCTATATGATAGCGCTAAGAAAGGAGATTGACGATAATGCACAGATGTAACGGAGTAGACAACGGCGATTGCGATAACTGCCGTAACAGGCATTGCGAGGAATGGACGGAATGCGATATATGCCACGAGGAGATATGCGAGCGTTACTACCATTTCGGCGATTGCGATTATCATAAAGAATGTTTTGATGAGGAGTACGGGCGTGATGTGTGAGATAGATTACGAAGCCGCAGGCATACTTGGGACGATAGCGACCTTGTCATACTGCATTACACAGGCTTCTAATACCGGAATAATATTTGAGTGTCATAATTGGCTCAACAGTTTTGAAATTCGTGTATTCCCGAATAAGAACAATCTTGACCACTTCTTCTACCTTGACGAGCAAGGCAGGGCGGTATTCGGACGGCACACCACAATAAAAGTAACAACAGAGAATTGCAAGGCAATCCTCGAGAAATTAAAGGAGTATTAAAAAATGGAAAACAATATCATTCAAGTTAAGCAGTTGCCTATTATCGTTGAGCAGTTGCACGAAGTCAAAGCAGAAGTAACCGCAAAGGTGGAGCAGGCTTTAAGCCTTGTATGCACCGAGGACACCGTTAAGGATGTCAAAAAGGTAAGGTCAGAACTCAACAAAGAGTTGAAAGACTTTGAGGAGCGCAGAAAAGCGGTCAAAAAAGCGATAATGACACCGTATGAGCAGTTTGAAACGGTGTATAAGGATTGCATATCTGATACATATAAAAAGGCTGATACCGAGTTAAAGGGCAAGATTGACAATGTTGAAAACGAATTGAAAGAGCAGAAAAAGGCAGAGGTAAAAGGCTACTTTGACGAATACCTGACAGCAACAGGCATTGACTTTGTAACCTTTGAGAACGCACATATCAATGTTACCTTGTCCGCTTCAATGAAAAGCCTAAAAGAGCAGGCAAAAGCCTTTATTGACAAGATTGTTGACGACCTTAATGTGATTAATACGCAGGAACATAAAGACGATATTTTGTACGAATACAAGGCATCATTGAATGTATCAGCTGCAATCACAACGGTTACAAATAGATACAAGGCTATTGAAGCGGCAAAAGCGAGAGAGGAAGAACGCAAAGCAAGAGAGCAAGCAGAAGCCGAAGCTGCTGCAAAGGTTGAAAGTGTTGTTGAATCAGTAGTACCGCCGACAGTTGAGACGATTGCACCGCCTGTTGAGGAAGAAAAAACCTATACATTGAAATTTACAGTACGTGCAACAATGCCCCTGTTGAAAGCACTTAAAGAATTTTTGAATAACGGAGGTTACGATTATGAGTAATGCAGAAACAAAGGAAAAAGAAACAAAAAAGGAAATTGCAGTAATTTACGAGGTTGACGGCGAGCAAATCAAACTCACACCGTCCATTGTGCAAAACTACATTGTAGGCACAGATGCACAAATTACAATGCCTGAATTTAAGTTTTTCACATCTTTGTGCAAGGCAAGAGGACTTAACCCATTCTTGAAAGAAGCATACTGTATCAAGTATGGCAAAAATCCTGCACAAATTGTTGTAGGTAAAGACGCAGTTTTGAAGCGTGCTATTAAAAACCCTAACTATGACGGTATGGAAAGTGGTGTTATTGTTCAAGATAAAGAAATAGGCGAGATTATCGAACGCAAAGGCACATTTTATTTGCGAAACGAAGAAACTCTTGTCGGCGGTTGGGCTAAAGTCTACCGTAAGGATTGGCAACACCCTACATATTGCAGTGTTGGATTTGATGAAGTCGCACAGAAGAAGAGTGACGGCAGCTTGAATGCTAATTGGAGCGGTAAGGGTGCAACAATGGTTGAAAAAGTTGCAAAAGTAAGGGCATTGCGTGAAACATTCGTTGAGGAACTCGGCGGAATGTATGAAGCAGAAGAAATGGGCGTTGACTTGCCGAATGAAACAGCACCGCAAAAGCAAGAAATCATACAGCAGGACGAGCCTATTGAGGTCGTTGCTACACCTGCCGAAAATGTTGTTAATATTGACGAAATTTAATGAACTACAACATTATATCGACAGGCTCACAGGGTAACGCCGTAGTTGTTAACAATCATATATTGATAGATTGCGGTGTTACCTTTAAGGCTCTAAAAGATGTGTATAAGGACTTGCAAATAGTTTTACTCACCCATATTCATACAGACCATTTCAAGCAGAAAACATTAAAAAGGCTTGCAGAGGAACGCCCTACATTGCGTTTTGGCTGTTGTGAATGGTTGGTTAATGACCTTGTAGAATCAGGAGTACCAAAACAACAAATTGATGTGTTGGAAATAGGCAAGATTTACGATTACAAGGCTTTTAAGGTATCACCTATCAAGTTATATCACAATGTACCAAATTGCGGTTATAGAGTGTTTGCAAACGGCGAAAAGGCTATATATGCAACCGATACGGAACATCTGCAAGGCATAACGGCAAAAGATTATGACCTCTATATGATAGAAGCAAACTATACCGACGAGGACTTGCAGGAGCGTATCAATGCAAAACTTGAAGCAGGCGAGTATTGTTATGAACTGAATGTAGCAAGCCGTCACTTATCCCACGAGCAAGCGAGTGAATGGCTTATGGAGAATATGAGTGCAAAGAGTGAGTATGTTTTCTTGCATGCTCATAAAGACAAAAGTAGTTGATTTTATGATTGAGTTTACCAAAAACGAATATGAGTACAATTCCGAAACGGACAACCCTATTAAATTTGTTGCTTTCCTTTCAGGCATAATTGCAATGCTCAAAGGTCATTATGTGATTACTATTGAGAAGTTCAAAAAGAAACGCTCAAAAAACGCTAACGCATATATGTGGCAGTTGTGCAACAAAATCGCACAATCATTGTCAAAAGACGGTGAATACATATATACAAAAGAAGAAGTCTATCGTAAAGCCATAAGAGAGGTTGGAAAATTCAAGGATTATCCGTTTGCTGAGGTTGACAAAACACTTGCTTATGGCTGGAGCAAAATCGGCATAGGTTATTTCACTGAAGAATTAGAAGTCGGTTATCGTATGTACTATGGTTCTTCGTCTTATGATGTGCCACAAATGAGCCGATTAATTGATTATGTTGTTCAGGATGCTAAAGCGTTAGGAATTGAAACGATGACACCAGAGGAGTTATCAAAGTTAAAAGCGGAATGGGAGACACAATATGTCAGATGAATTTTGTATAATGCCTAATTTCAACATTACATATATGCACAACGGATTTGAGATGACTTGCAGTTGCCATAACAAAAGATACAACGAACGCTGTCACCGGCACGAAATATTTTTCGGTACGGCAAATAGAGAAAAATCAATCGAATATGGTTTGGTTGTATTCATTGAACCCGAGTATCACAATATCACTGCTTACGGAGTACATTTTAATGATGATTTGAGGCGGCAAATGCAAGAGTTTGCACAACAGGTGGCAATGGAACATTACCAATGGACAAAAGACGATTTTAGAGCCATATTTGGCAAAAATTACATAGATTAAGGAGGTTAAGAAAATGATTAATATGGTAGCCCTTATGGGCAGATTGACATATTCGCCTGAGTTAAAAAGTACACCGAACGGCTTATCGGTTATCCGCTTTCAAATTGCGGTTGATAGGTCATATCAAGCAAAAGGACAGGAAAGACAGGCTGATTTCATCGACTGTGTTGCATGGAGGCAGACAGCGGAATTTATTTCACGCTATTTCCATAAGGGAAGTATGATTGCCGTTGAGGGTTCAATTCAAACAAGCAATTATACAGACAAGAACGGTAATAACAGAAAGCAGACAGAGGTGCTTGCAAACAATGTATCTTTCTGCGGTTCAAAGAGCGAAAGCGGCGGCAGTATGGATATAGAACCTGAATCTGCGGCGAAATATTCAAGCACAGATAACAGCGACTTTGAGGAAATCGTTGATGATGACGACGATTTACCGTTTTAAGAATTTAGGAGGTAGAGAATGAAAGGAAATAGCAATTCCACTTTTGTAACTTTAGGCGCTAGTAATCATTCGGGTTACGAGAGACAAAAAGATGATTATTATGCCACAGAACCTTTAGCTGCAAGATTACTTATGTCGGTAGAAAAATTCAGCCCTTTTATATGGGAGTGTGCTTGTGACGAAGGGCATCTTTCAAAGGAGCTTCAAAAGGCAGGCTACACCGTTTTTTCAACGGATAAAGTCAACAGAGGTTTCGGGTATGTTGAAGATTTTTTGCAAGCATCGGAACCGCCCTCTCCGCAGTATGACATAATAACAAATCCGCCTTATAAATATGCAAAAGAATTTGTTGAACACGCTTTGGATATTTCAAGTAAAGGGCGAAAGGTCGCAATGTTTTTGAAATTACAATTTTTAGAGGGAAAAGCAAGAAAGAAACTTTTTAAGAAATATCCACCTAAAACAATTTATGTCAGTTCTTCACGTTTGAAGTGTGCAAGGAATGGTGAATTTGAAAAATTTCAGTCAAGTGCAACAGCCTATGCGTGGTTTATATGGGAAAAGGGCTATACAGGTGACACGGTAGTGAAATGGATTAATTGAGGAGGTAGAAGATGAAAGTAAAAGTCAAGGTTGCAAAGCAACGCAAAAAAACTCAACGAGACAGAGTGCTTGAATTTTTGCTTGACGGTGGAATATTAACCGACTACAACGGAGTTCAAATCGGCGTGGGAGCAGTAAGGTCAAGAGTAAGTGAGTTAATCCGCATTGGTTATCCGATTAAGAAAGGTTGGAAAGTGACTCATAATCAGTACGGCACATCGAGGGTAAGGACTTATTACATGGAGGTAGACAATGGCTGAAAGACGAATGTTTTCAAAGAAAATAACCGACAGCGATGCATTCCTTGATATGCCTTTGTCAACTCAATGCTTATATTTTCACCTGTCTATGCAGGCGGACGATGACGGATTTGTTAATAATCCTCGAAAAATAATGCGTATGATAGGTGCAAGCGATGACGATGCAAGAATATTGATAAGCAAACGCTTTATTCTGTCCTTTGAGTCAGGAATTATCGTAATTAAACATTGGCGAATGCACAATTACATCCGAAACGACCGATATAAACCGACTACATATATTGAAGAGAAATCCACCCTTGCACTTGATAAGAACGGCTCTTACACAGAAGCCGAAAATCAAGAAAATATGCTTGGTATACCAAATGTCAACCAAATGGATACCAACGGTATACCAATGGTTGACACAGGTAAGGAGAGTATAAGTCAGATTAATTTAGTAGAAGATAATATAAATACTTCGCCTGCGGACGAAGTAAAGCATATTTATGGCGAATACAAAAAAGTTAAACTGACTGATTCGCAATATAAAAAACTCTGCGACAAATATACCAATGCTGATGAGTTAATCGCTTATCTTGATGAAGCCAAAGAGCGAATGGGGTACAAATATAAAAATGACTATCTTGCAATAAAAAAATGGGTAGTTCAAGCGGTGAAAGATGAAAAGGCTAAGAAAAAGCCTGAAATTGACACCACTTACGATATTGAAGAAATTAATCGCAGAATAATAATGAATGATGATTTCGATATTTAAGAAAGGGAAAAGTAATGTCGGTAACATATCATCCGAAAGATGCAAGGGTCAAATGTCCGTACTATCAGTGCTATAACAATCGGACTTTGCGATGTAAGAGCATATTCGACAATCAAATAGCGACAAATCTTAGTTTTGTCGATTTGCATAGTTTGCATTTACATATGTTGGATTATTGCATGAGTTGCTGGCAGGCTTGCCCATTACAACAGATTATCACAGAAAGGATAGAAAATGATGAAACGAAGTGAAAAAAAGAAGTTAAAAAAACTGAAAGATGAGGTAGTTAAGTTCCAAATGATAGGCGAACTTCCGCTTATCAGAGTAAATATTTCCATGAAAGACGGAGCGAAAGTTGATACATCGGCAATTCCGATTAATCTGCTTATTGATGCCGTAGGTGAGGAAAGAGGTATAAAATGGCACGCTCATTACATGCAAGAGTTTGAAAAACTCACCGATGAATGCTGGAAAGAGTTTACCCGAATTATTCAGGAGGCAGAAGCGGAGAAAGGTTACAAAGATGAGTGAAGCGAGCGAACAGAAAGCATTAATTAAATGGTGCGAATATTCCAAAGTGCCGATATTTCACATTCCGAACGGCGGAACACGAAATCCAAAGGAAGCCGCAGAGTTAAAGCGGCAGGGAGTTAAGCCGGGAGTACCTGATTTATTTATTCCTCTGCCGAGAGGCAGTAAGCACGGAATGTTCATAGAAATGAAATGCGGCAAAAACAAAACAACAGATAATCAGAATAAATGGCTGTGCTATTTGGCAGGACAGGGCTATGAATGCCACGTTTGTTATAGCTGCGAATCAGCCGTAGCCTGTATAGAGAAATATTTACTGAGAGGCGAAAATAGATGAATGAGCAAATCGTCCCACAAAACTGTCCGTTCTACAACGGAATAACAAAATGCACCGTATTCAACTGTATGTTTAATGTTTTCGGCGTATGCACAAAGCCCGGCAGTAAGTTCAAGGGGGATAAGGAAGATGACACAGATTAGTTTTGACAGCCTGAAGCCTGAATACAAAATCACAAAACCGATTAGATTAATTGAATTATTCGCAGGAATCGGAGCGCAGGCTAAGGCATTAGAAAACCTTGGTGTGGATTTTGAACATTATCGCATATGCGAATTTAATAAATGCGCCGTGAAAAGTTACAACGCTATTCACGGAACGGATTTTGTAACGAGCGACATTACGAAAATCGGTGGTGCAGATTTAGGCATTACAAATACAGACAAATACTGCTACATAATGACATATTCATTCCCTTGTCAAGACTTGTCTATTTGCGGCAAGCAAAAGGGTATGAGCAAAGGCGGAAATACCCGAAGCGGACTGTTGTGGGAAGTAGAGAGGTTGCTCAATGAGGTTGATAATCTCCCCGATATTCTCTTAATGGAAAATGTTATTCAAGTCCATAGCGAAAAAAACAGAGCCGATTTTAACAAGTGGATTTCATTTTTGGAAAATAAAGGTTACAGCAATTATTATGCAGACCTTAATTCTAAGAATTACGGAGTGGCTCAAAACCGTAATCGTTGCTTTATGGTTTCGATATTGGGTAATTATAATTATGAATTTCCTCAGCCGGTGCAGCTTGACAAGACTATGGGTGACTATTTAGACGAGACTGTTGATGAAAAATATTTTTTATCGCTTAAAGGTGTGAAATATGTCACTAATCCTAAGAGAGATAGATTTGTATTCATCAATCCGAAGACGGCAGGAACGATAATGCATAAGGTTAATAATCTTAATGGTAATTTTGTTACCTGCGACCTTGCAGGCAATCTATGCGGAGAAAAATGGGAAAAAAGATTTGAATGTTGCAGGCGTGTTTATTCACAGTCTGGCATAAGTCCTACTGTCATAACTCAGCAAGGTGTGGTCAAGACATTAAGATTGAAGTTAATCAAGAACCGCTGAGATTACGAAAACTCACACCTCGAGAATGCTTCCGGCTGATGTCATTCACCGATGAGGATATAGATAAGTGTTACGCAGTCGGAATGAGTGATTCTCAACTGTATAAACAAGCAGGCAACAGCATTGTTGTAAAAGTGCTTGAGAGAATATTTGAACAATTAATTAATTAAACAACAGCGATGTGCTACCTCGCCGTATGCCATAGAGGTTTTCAGGGTGCGTGGAAACACCCTTAACGAATGAGTACAACATTCGAGTGGAAAAGGATTATATAAAAAACGCAAAGCGTTCCTATCACTGACATATGGCAGGTAGACATCGGGCAAATAGAGGTAAATTATGGATAGAGAAAGATTAAAAGCAATCATAAGAGAGAAATATAATAATTTCTATACGATAGCAGAAAAAATGGACATAAACAGAGTTACTTTCAGCAAGAAAATTAATCGAACAGACGGATTCGATTTTACCAAATGCGAAAAAATGACATTAACAGTGTTGTTGGGTATACCGTATAAGGAATTGTGGGATGAGGAGTTTTTGGTTTGTAAAGATTGCTATCATTATAAACTGTGTCACATGCGGAATGGCAAAAAATGTGAGCATTTCAAAGACAAATCACAAGTAATCGAGTTACCCATGAAGACAACGGATAGACTGAAAGAGGAATTGACGAAATATTGTTATGAAAGGTGTGTTGATGAATTATGAATTGTAAAGATTGTTACCATTGTGATGTATGCCATTTGAGAATTTCTCTTAATATGGACTATGACGAGGTGAAAGATAAACCTATTACAGAAATTGAAAAACGCTGCAAATATTTCAAGAACAAATCACGCATTATTGAATTGCCATACAAGGTACTTTCTACAAAATCAGAAGCAGAAGCAAAACTAAAGGAGTTGAAAAAATGAAACAACCTAAGTTAAACCCCTCGAAATCGACTGGGTTAAAAATAAGCAAGAAAAAGCGTAAGTTTAGGGCTATGACGGTAGAAGAACATTGTGACGAGGGAGCACCGGTTGCTTATTTCAAGGTCTTGGCAAAGTTATAGGCGAATTTGTTTGTGATTATATCGAAGAGTATTCATCCGTACAAAGTAAAATAACAGGTTGTGTAGAATATCAAATATCTTTACAAAAATTATGTGAGGATATTAATTTAAGCATCCACGAATTTTGCTCTTACGGCAACGGTAAACCCTTATATGGTTGGCACATATCTGACCTTGTAATTTATGACAAACTGAAAGAATTATACGAGTTCGATAAACTCTGCACAGACCCATATCAATATTGTCAAGGTTGTAAACACGGACTCGTTCAATATCCGTCCGATGTAGAAACTTATGAAGATTTGGCAGGCTGTTGTTATGATACTGTTTGCTTAAATCAATTACAAAAAGCACCTCAGTCGTGGTGTTATGTGGAGGTGAAAGAATAATGGCAAATAGTAAAGTATCTTTTGTATTCGGAGCGTTGAGTGATGAATTTAGCACTCAGTTAAAAAAGCAAGGTTATGAATTAAGAAATAAACAAATCTGGAATAAAGCCGTGTTTTCGACAGTGTATTTACACATACACGATATTTTAACTGATTCAAGATATGATGAATGTTTGAAAAGAATTATCGAAAAATCAAAAGTTGATTGGCTTGAAAGCGAGGCAGAAGAATGACATATTTAGAAGCAAATGCACTTGTAGACGATTTCTCTTTTGTCTATAAGGGAAAGTCAATACCAAAAGAAGCACTTATTGAGTGCAGAGAGGTAATTCATAAGGCGCTTAAAAAGCAGATACCGAGAAAACCTAAAAACTACTTGGTAAATATGAAATGCATTGATTTTTTATGCCCGAATTGCAAAAAAAAGATAATATCAAAAGTTGACGGCGAATGGGTTGCAGGAAAAAAACAACAGCATTGTGATAACTGCGGACAGGCTTTAGATTGGAGTGAGCGCAATGGATAATTTGATTGATAGAAAAGAATTGTTAAATAATAGACCAGAATATCTTAATCCACAAATGGAAGATAAAATTGCGAGTGCAAGACATCAAGGGTGGAATGATTGTAATGGTTATTATTACGATTTGATTATTAAACAACCGACAGTTGACACAGAGCGACACGCTCATTGGGAACAACCCTCTTGTTATGATGAAGAAAACGGTGTGTTCCAGTGCTCAAATTGCAAAGAAGAATTTGTGCTTATTTGTGGAAGTCCTAAAGAAAATGAATATGAATATTGTCCCCATTGTGGTTGTAAAATGGATGAGGATTGGAATGAAAGCAGGAACACATAACAGAAAATACGAATATATACCACCCGAACAAAGAATAGGCAAAAAAGAGCAACAAAGGATAAAGCGTAGGGAACTTAACAAGACTATGCGAAAAGTAAGTCCGTTCTTTGCTTGGGTACAAGATAATTGCGGAGGGTATTTAAGTGATTAAATATTTTAATAAACCAGTCAGAATTAAAGAAAACAATTGAAATTATCAAATAAAAGCGGTATAATCATCAACGAGAGATTGGAGTGATGACAATGGCTGATTTTGTTGATAAACAAGAGTTATATGACTATATTCAAAAAGAAAAAGAACGGGAACAATCAAGAACACCGCTATCACGATGTGAGCGAGGGTTACCTGACGTTTGCTATGACATACTCGATAAAATTGATAAGATTAACAAATCTTATGCGAAACAGTTAGCATATACAAATTCGGAAGTGTATATTTCGAAAGACCTGCAACCGATAGGTGACACAATGATTGACGAAAAAGAGGAGCAGTAATGCCCCTCTTTTTATATTTCTAACAAATCTTCAATTTTGACATTCAACGCTTTTGATAATTTATAAAGCGTGATTGCCTGCGCCTTGTTAATATCTTTTGCCCCTTGCTCGTAAGACTGAATCATTCGACAATTAACTCCCGAAGCTATGCTTAACTGTGACTGAGATAACCCGACTTTTTCACGAATTTCTTTTATCTTTCTCATTTTTTGTTCCTTTCAGATATTCATCAATCCAAATTATTTTTCCGTTTTTGTATTTACGAAAATGCCCTCGAACTCCAAATACTCCCTCCGGTGAACGATGATTATGTGAATTGACAGCATAAATACGCCCATTATACTCACGTATGAAGTAATGCTTGTCATCATCAACAGTTCTCGCTTGTAGTTTTGCATTGCTGTCAACAATATTCCCGAAGTAGAAGATGCAATTAACTGCCAAAAAATCAGAAACGAATATTTGAGCTAAGTAGGCAGCGAACTCGGCGGTTAATTCTCTTGTGGTGATGTGGTATCGTATTCCTATATCAGAAGTATCACCCTGAATTGGGTCTATTATTGAACCTTTAAGAATTTGAACTTTATCTTTTTTACAACTCCATTTGACCTTGTTTTTTGCAACGGTGAAATAAATAATATAAGTATTCTCAAAATTGAGAACGCACTTATCAAAATAATAGTGTTTGCTCCGCACGAAGTCCTTAATCACTTGTTTGTTTTCGATGCTCCAGCGATTAAGGATATCGTGTGACTTCTCGTCAATATGTATAATATTATTCATTTATAGCCCTCACGTAATCAGGGTCAATGGCAATAACAAGGGTTTGCTCCGGCACTTCCTCGAGGGGCATATCAGTGCAATCAGCCCAGTCAAGGTATTCCTCTTGGTTGAGCGTGTAGTAATCTATTGACTTGTAATCAATTTCTTGATTAATGTCAATATATAAGCCGCCGTCTATTAATATCTTATCTTCGGTGAGAGTAAGCAGACCTCCGTATGTGAGTTCGCCGTAGCCGGTGTAATAATCAAAATGCGGCAGTCCGAATGGATTACAAATTACGTGATTACACTTGTCATTCCATACGATAAGTTCAATATCGTAGGTGCGGTACTCTCTTATTAATTCTTTAAGTGTCATTTTCTTACTCCTTAATTTGATTTTCTTTTTTTATTATCCAATTTTGATTAGTCTTCAAAAAAATTGTCACTCAACTCTTCCATTACTTCGTTAAGGTCGGAATCGCAAATATTTGTGAATTTGTCAGTAATGAATTTTTTGATATCGTCAGGCGTGTCATATGGGCTGGCGTTTGACAATACATAATCAACAACATCATCAACGCTATGATTAATGGGGTCAATATACCAGTCATATGTCTCATCAGATTGAAATTCATTTTCCTCGTCGTATTCGGTCGCACGCAGTTCTATCACATCGAATAGAACGACAGTGTAAGTATTTGTCGCTTGATATCTGCTGCAGCATTTACTTTTTTCTTTTTCAAAAAATTCTTTGGCGTCTTTTAAGTTATCAAAACTCTTGATAACTTGAAAATCGTTATCCTTTACTCCATAAGCCTCTGACATATCTTTAGGAAACCACAAGCGATTTCCTTTTTTAACCTCAAAGCAATCTTTGTAAATTTCATATTTAATCATATTTCTAATCTCCTTAATTCAATAAATGATTTCGTGATTTTCATTAATAATCTCGTAGAAGTCAGGAGTAAATGTACCGTCCTTCTTATCATCTGATTCATACTGCTTAATAAGCTTTTTCGCCTGCTCTAAATTTGCGCATTCTTCAATAATGTTGCCTGCTTCTTTTTCTCTCACATAATATTTCATATCTTTAATCTCCTTAGCGGTGGTCGCTACCCTTAACTTGTAATCTCATTATACACCTGTGGGAGTATAATGTCAATAGTTTTTTGAAATATTTTTTATTTTTTTCTTAAAAACTGTCAATGCTAAAATGTATGGGGCTATGATTTTTCGTAGCCCTTTTTATTATAATTAAATTGCTATGAAATATAATTGGGAAGTCATAAAAACTGAATATGTGACTACTGATATTGGGAAAAGGGATTGTATCGCAAAGTATGGATTGAAATACAAAACCTTCTGTAACAAGTGCAGTCGGGAAAAATGGGACGAAATTAAGGAAAATAATAGGAAAGAAAGGGAAAATATCGCTAAAGATAAAGCAACCGAACTCATTACCGACACACAAGCGCAAATCTATGCTGAGGAATATCGCATAGCACAGGAGTTTATAAAGCTGATTCACAAGTCGATTGAGAATGACAATTATACGGATGAATATGGCGCTTTGAACACGAAGAAAATGCAAGAGGCGGCTAAGACGTTACAAATGCTACTTGACATTAAGAGCGTATGCACGAAGACAGACGAGAGTAGGAATAGTGATATTAGCGTTGTCTTCCCGAATGAGGTAAACGAATGGCTGGTATAGTAACAGAGATAGGCAAGCCGCAACCTCGTCAAGAGGAATTTTTGAAAGCAAGGCAAAAACATATAGGTTATGGCGGAGCAAGAGGCGGCGGTAAAAGTTGGGTGCTCCGGCTGAAACTCAAATTGCTTGCGTTAGCATATGCAGGAATACGCATCGTATTAGTGCGTAAGACATATGCAGAAGTAATCAATAACCATTTACCTCAACTGAAAGAAATGTTGCGAGGTGTAGCGACATACAATAAGACCGATAAAGAATTTACATTTATTAATGGCTCGGTAATTAAACTTGATTATTGTGCCAGAGATGAGGACACAGACCATTATCAAGGTGTCGAGTATGACATAGTGGCAATAGATGAAGCCACGCAAATGACAGAGTTACAATTAAAAAAAATTGCAGCATCTTGCCGTGGAGTCAACGGCTTTCCTAAGCACATATATTACACCATGAACCCCGGCGGTCCGGCACATGGTTACATAAAGCGTTTATTTATCGACAAGAAATATGAGCAAGGCGAAGACCCCGAGGATTATTATTTTATATCTGCAAAAGTAACGGATAATCTTGCTCTTATGCAAGCAGATAAAGATTATATGAAGACATTGCAGGCTTTGCCACCTAAATTGCGGAAAGCATGGTTAGACGGCGATTGGGATATATTCGAGGGACAATTCTTTGAGGATTTCGTTGACAAGCCTGAACATTACAAGGATAGACATTGGACTAATGTTATCGAGCCGTTCGAGATACCCGAGGAATGGACGGTATACAGAGCATACGACCACGGCTATGCAAAGCCGTTCAGCGTTCAGTATTTCTTTGTAGACCACGAGGGCAGAGCATATTTAGGATTAGAAATATACGGCTGCACCGAAACTCCCGATGAAGGTGTCAAATGGGAAGTGAATAAAATCTTTCGTCATATGAAAGAATTTGAGGATAATCATAGGTGGCTTAAGGGTAAACAGATATATGGAGTGGCTGACCCTGCTATATGGCAGCACGATACAGGTGAGAGTATTGCAGAGGTAGCATCTAAGCACGGCATATATTTCAACAAGGGCGATAATCAGCGTATGGCTGGTTGGATGCAGTTTCATTATAGACTTGCATTTGATGAGAATGGTATTCCTATGTTTTACGTGTTTAACACATGCAAGGAATTTATACGGACTATTCCGACCTTGCAATATAGTGAAACAAAGGTTGAGGACTTAGATACGAAGCAGGAAGACCACGCAGCTGATAGTGCAAGATACTTCTTTCAGGCTCGACCTATTGCGCCGGTTAAATTGACAGAAGCTAAAAAAGAGGATTTATTCGACCCTTTGAACCAAAGATACAAATCATATACGGATATTTATTAAGCGAGGTATTATATGGATAAGAGACAGCAGATTAATTCAAAAGTACAGGAATTAGAAGCGACAAAGCAGGAACTTGACGAAAAAGGTCAAGAACTAAATCAAGCAGAGCCGCAGGAAGAGCCTACACAAGAGCCAATATTGCAAGACAATAGGCAGACAGTTGCTAATATGGTACAGCAGTTACAAGGAATGCAACAGCAGTTACAAGCAGGCGGACAGTCATTAGCACAAAAAACAAGCGGCGGTTATTCCGATGAGGGTGCGACTACTTCTAAGCAACCGAGAGAAGCTATAACTAAAGAACGGCTTGACGAGTTTAACTCTATATTAATGAAATATAAAGAGGGCAAAGCCAATCTTGATAATAGAGTGATTGATAATCAGGAATGGTGGAAACTCCGTCATTATGGACAGCACAACACAAAATCAGGAACGAATAAAGCCGCAGACAAGAAGCAAAAGCAAACGAACGAGCCTAAATCAGTTACGGCGTGGACTCTTAATTCAATATTGAATAAGCACGCCGACTTTATGGATAATATCCCTTCTGCAAGTTGCTTGCCTGTTGAGGAGCAGGATGTTGAGTATGCAAAGAAATTAAGTTGTGTGCTTCCTGTAGTTATGGATAGAGCAGATTATGACAGAGTATTCAACGATACTGGTTGGGATATATTAATTGCAGGAACGAAGATAGAACACCCATATTGGGATAGCGATGCTAATAACGGCTTAGGTGAAATTGCCATAAGTTCTGAAAGCATACTCGAATGCCATTGGGAACCGGGCATATCTAATATCCAAGATAGTGAGTATTTTTTCAACACTAAATTAATAAGCAACAATAAGATTAAGAACATGTTTCCGACCGTTGAGGGCTTAGACAAAGCATTAAGTGGTAATCCGTCAATGAGCATAAGCAAATTCAAGTATGATGATTATGTTGATACTACGAATTACAGCCTTGTTATTGATGTGTATTATCATAAACTTAATTCGGCAGGAAAAAGCGTTTTGCATTACTGTAAATACGTAAACGATGTTGTGTTATTCGCTTCCGAAAATATGGAGCAGTTCGATGAGACTGGATATTACGCACACAATATGTATCCATTTGAGTTTACACCGCTATTCCCTGTTGAGGGCAGTCCTTGCGGATTCGGATATGTAGATGTATGTAAACAGATTCAAAGCGACATTGACGAGTTGAATGATGACCTTATGCGTAATGCCAAGACAGGCACACGGAGAAAATATATTGTAGCTAATTCTACGGCAATAAACGAGGATGAATTAACTGACGATGATAATCAAGTCGTACATAGTAACGGCTCACTTGATGACGGCAATTATAAGGAAGTTCAGCATGTGCCTCTTGATAGCATGTATGTTAATCTGCTCGAAATGCGAATTAACGAACTTAAAGAAGTTTCAAACAACCGTGATGTAAACTCAGGCGGCACTACAGGCGGAGCGACAGCGGCATCTGCTGTAGCTGCTATGCAGGAAATGGGAACGAAAACATCACGAGACCAAGAGTCGGCACTATATAGAGGTTTCAAATCTATTTGCCAAATGGTCATAGAGTTAATGGGTCAATTCTATACCGAAGACCGTTATTTTAGAATTACAGGAGATAATGGAGAACAACAGTATATATCGCTCAATAATAGCGGTATAGCCTCACAAACCGTTCAAGGATTAGACGGAAATGAGTATTCAAGAAAGCCTATTTATGACATTAAGGTTAAACCGCAAAAACGCTCACAGTATTCTGATATTGCTAATAATGAGTTGATTATGCAATTATACGCAGGTGGCATATTCAATCCGCAGAACGCACCGCAGGCGGCAATGGTAGTACGCTTTATGGAGTTCGAGGGAAAAGACAGATTGCTACAAGCCATTAACGAAAACGGAAGTCTATATCAGTTGTTACTGCAAGCACAACAAACGGCTTTACAGTTAGCAAGTGAACTTGACAGTTACGATAACGGAGAGCGTGCGGAGCAAATCGCAATGGCTATGGAGCAAAACGCACCATTACAAATAGGAGCGCCGGGACAAACTATCACTAAGCCGAATTTGGACGGTGGTACTAAAAATACGATAGCCGAAAATGCTTCTAATGCCGCTCAACAACGCAGTGAGGTTAGATGATGACTAATGTTAATATTGAGAGAGAAAAGGACATAATTGTTGTTTCGGTACTGGGTCACGCTGATTATGACATCAGCGGAAAAGACATTGTATGCGCCGCTCTGTCGGCTATAACACAATCATTGTTACAGGCATTACGATACTATGAAGCAAACGGAAAATGCAAATTGCTTACAGTAAAAGAAAGTGCCGGAGCGATGTTTTTCTCATTCAGAATAAAGGATAAAAAGTGCATTGAACCACTGCTTAATATGGCGGTTATCGGTTATAAAACATTAGAGTTAAGTTATCCCGAAAATGTTAATACAAAATTTTTTGATATGGGGCTATGATTTTTCATAGCCTCTTTTGTTATAGTAAAAACAGAGTTAATCTCCGACACAGTGAAAGGCTGCGAATAAACAGAAAGGGATACCTTTATATGACAAAATTATTTAAGTTTGTGCGACCTATGAACTTACATTTGTTTGACGGTGCAGCATCAGGCGGTGACGGAACTGCAGGTTCGGCTTCATCAGGAAACACAGCAACGAGCGGTACTAATGCCGATAACGCTCAATCGGCACAGGGCGAAAATAATAATGGGCAGGTCGCCAATGCCTCTACATCGGAAAATGTGATTACAACCGATGAAGATAAAGCAAGAACCGATTTTTTGAATTACATTCGTGGTGAGGGAAAACAATTCTACGATGAGAATGTTCAAAACATCATCAACAAGCGTTTTAAGGAATTAAAAACCATGGAAGCAGAGAGAAATGCTCTGTCTCCTATGATTGATTCGCTTAAAAACTTTTATGGCATTGAGGGTAACGACTTTGATGCACTAAGGGAAGCTGTTTTGAACGACGAGCGTATGTATGAGGATAAGGCTCGTGAAAATGGCGTATCTGTTAAAGTTCAAATGAAGTTTGACAAAATGGAGAGAGAAAACGCCAAGTTGAAAGAAGCGGAGAACGCTAAAATTCAACAGGAAAAAACGCAGGCTATCCTCGAAAAATGGGAAACTCAATCTAATGAACTAAAGGAAGAGTTCCCCGAATTTGACCTTGATTACGAAATGGAAAGCAATTCAGATTTCTATGATTTGTTGACACACGGTCTTGATGTTAAGACAGCATATATCGCAAGTAAACCTTCCGAGTATGCAGCAAAAGTTGCAAAGGAAACCGAAAAGCGTGTCACAGACAACATCAGAGCAAACGGATTGCGACCAAACGAAAACGGCGGTTCTTCTGCTACAGCCACAAGTAGTTTTGATGTTACTAAACTCACAGCTGCACAGCGCAGAGATTTAGCAAACAGAGCTATGCGAGGAGAACGCATACAATTTTAATCTATATATGTGTTCTCCATAAATAACAATTATGAAAGGACACAAAAATATGAACAAAGTATTATCATTTGCAAGTCTTATCAATTTACAGAGATTTGCTAATCCAAACACTCAAACGACATTGCTTCCGGGTCTCTCCGATGAGATGAAAACATACTACAGTGATTATCTCATTGATATGGTAGAGCCTCAGCTTGTTCACGACCAGTTTGCGGATAAGAAAGATATTCCGCAGAACGCTGGTAAAGAAATCGAATTCCGTAAATATTCGCCGCTTCCAAAGGCTCTTACACCGCTTACCGAAGGTGTAACCCCTGACGGCTATAACCTCAATGTTTCGGTAGTTACAGCAAGAATACATCAGTATGGCGGTTACACCACTTTGTCTGATATTCTCCAGCTTACCACTATTGATAACAATGTTGTGCAGGCTACTAAACTCCTTGCTTCTCAGGCAGGTAGAACACTTGATACTATTACAAGAGAAGTTATGGCAGGCGGTACTAATGTAATCTACGCAGAAGAGACAGAGGGCGCAGGTGAGCCACAGGGTAGGCAGTACCTCACAAAGGCAAATAAATTTACGCCCGATACGGCATTCAAAGCTAAGACAAGGCTTGCAGCCGCAAACACTGCACCTATTGATGATTCGTATGTAGCAATCGTTCATCCTTATGTAGCATATGACATTATGCGTAACAAAGAGTGGATTGATGTTAAGAATTACGATAACAAGGATTATTACAGCGGTGAAATCGGAAAACTCGGCGGTATTCGCTTTGTTGAGACTACCGAAGCTAAAATTCTTTACGGTGAAGATTTGTCGGAAACATCAAGAACGCTTACTGTTGCAAGCACCTCGGGTGCTACAGTTACAGTAAATGAAGCTGTTACCGATTCTATCGTAGGCAGAACCGTAATCATTGCTGACCGTTACTACAAGGTAACAAATGTTTCAAGCAAGGTTCTTACTCTCGGTTCGATTATCGCAGGTGAAGCTGTTACATCTATTACAGGTGCAACAAGCGGAGTTAAGGTATACCCGGGCGAGGGTGGTAAGGACGGTTGCGCACTGTTCAATGTAATGGTTGTCGGTGCAAACGCTTACGCTACAACTTCTCTTAAAGGTGCAGGTCTTGAACATATTGTTAAGCCTCTCGGTTCGGCAGGTACAGCCGACCCACTTAATCAGCGTTCAACAGTAGGCTGGAAGGCTACTAAGGCGGCTGAAAGACTCGTTGAGGACTATATGGTTCGTGTTGAGTGCGGTTCAAGCTACTCCGACAAGATTAAGACTGCAAACTAATGAGCGGTTATACCGTTAGGAAGGAGCAATTTTATGGCTACCAGAACAAAACTTGACGAAATAGATACTAATGCGGAGCAGGATAGCTATATGGACGAAAAAGTGCCGATTTCCCTTTTTAAGGATGACGGCAAGTATAGCGATGATGTTTCCGTTACGGTTGATGAGGTTAAGTATCTTATTCAGCGTGGCACTACAGTAATAGTGCCTCGTAAGGTCGCTGTCGTTCTTGCACAGAGCGATTCTCAGGATAAGCAGACTGCTGACCTGATAACCAAACTCGAATCAGAGTTCGTCAAGAAAAGTAAACAACTTTAATGTCTTAGGGGGCAGGGCTTAAATGCTCTGTCCTCTTTGTTGTAGGTGATATTATGACTATTAATCAAGCAATAGAAAAAGTAAATAAATTAAAGGATAATGCTTTTGATGATGAAATCATCAAAGGCTTTCTAGAGGATTGCGACAGACGAGTATACAGGGAAATAATCGAAACACACGAAGATAATAAATTTGACTATGACACGAGGTATCCGCTTAAAGGCGATGCACAGTTACTTGCTGAGGACGGATACAACGATTTTTATATATTTTATGCTATTTCTCAAATTGATGTTTTTACCGGTGAAATAGAACGCTATACAAATAATATGATTTTGTTTAACACAAAGTTTGATGAGTTTAGCAGTTTTTATAACCGTAGACATAAACCGCTGGGCAAGCAGTTTATTACTACATATTAAGGTGGTGCAATATGAAATTACCGAGATTATATTCACCTAGCAGTAGCAAGATTAAAGAAAGCATCGCACAGGAATTTAGGGGTTACAATCATAACAACGTCGTAAACACAAACGAGTTTTACGATATGCAGAATATGACCGCCGATAATTACCCTTATGCTTCTCCTCGAAAATACAGAGGAGCATATGTAGACGGCAAAGGAAAGCCGTTCGGCAGTTATAAATTTGAAAATGGTGCAGAGGTTAAGTGTAGCGGTATAGCAACGAAACAGGGATATTGCTTTGTCGAGGGTAACCGTTTTTATTATAAACCTGCTAAGAATGTAGGCAATTTCCATAGTGATACTTTCTACGATATAGGTCAAGTTACACCGGGTGAAAAACAATTTGTTTCAATGGGAGCGTATATCTGTATTTTCCCCGATAAAAAAATATTTTGGTCTACAATGTTTCTACATTATGATGACGAGGAATGGCTCAAAGAAAGAGGAATTACCAAAGAACCTTATTTTAGTAATTTAGGAGCAAAAACAACAAGTAAAAAACTCATAATGAATATGTGCGATGTTTACGGCACAGATTTTAAGGTTGATTATGTTGGGGCAGAAAAGCCAAGTCTTAAAGAGGGTGAATCATACAAGGACGGCTATACATGGCTTAAAATTTCAGACGAATACGCTCAACTTTTTCAATACTCGTCTGCATATTTAGGCTGGGTAGAAATAACATCAACTTATATCAAAATCAAGGAAGAGGCAGGCAAAAGCAATTTTAAGAATAACTTTAAGCAGTGGGACGGTATAACCATAAGCGGAATGCCAGCGGAGTTGAACTCTTTTAATTCTGCAACCATTCTTTATATAGTTGGTGAAGAAAATAAACAGAATTATATTGTCGTTCCCGGAATAATCGATACAAAAGCCGCCTCAAAGTCTGACAGAATTACTCTTAACGATGATAATTCTATTACTATTTCAATGTTGGAAACTGATGCGCCAATTACTTTTGAACGTAAAATTCCCGATATGGATTATGTGTGCGAAATGGATAATAGGTTGTGGGGTTGCAGTAATGAAAATCACGAAATATACGCAAGCAAAATAGGCGATGCAAAAAATTTCAATTCATTTACAGGCGATGCTTCAAGTTCATATGTTGCAACGATAGGTTCTGACGGAAATTTCACAGGCTGTATAGGTCACCTCGGGTATATTTTGTTTTTCAAGGAAAACAGAATACATAAGATATACGGCACAAAACCGAGTAATTTCCAAATAACCGAGCTCGAGGTAAGAGGCGTTCAAGAGGGTTGTAACAAGAGTTTATGTGTAGTCGATGAAACATTATTCTACAAGTCTAAAACAGGCATTATGATGTATCAAGGCTCATTACCCGAACTTATAAGCAATGCATTAGGAGAAGAGTTATACAGTAATGCCGTAGCAGGGGCTTGCGAGGGTAAACTTTATATGACTATGAAGAACTCAAAGGGCAAGAGTTATCTTTTCGTTTATAACTGCGGATACGGTTTTATTCATAAAGAGGACGAAACGGAATTTAAGGAAGTTATATCCACTCTTGATGATTTGATATATCTTGACGGTAACAACGAATTAAAGTCTATAAGGGGTAGAGGCAACTCGTTTAAGGTTAGGCGATTAGTTGATAATGAGAATTATGTTGAAACCGAGTACCATGTCGAAATGGAAAATGCTTTTGATTGGTATATTGAAACAGGCGATTTGTATTTAAGTTCGATTGATAATAAATTCATTACAAAACTTAAAGTGCTTTTGGACTTGAAAAAAGATACTAAATTAAGCATTTACCTAAAATATGATAACGATGCCCATTGGCGACATATATCGACTAAAACATACAGATATGCCGAGGGCGTAAAGAATACATTTAATATTCCGATTATGGTTAAGCGCAGTAGGCGATTAAAAATGAGAATAGAGGGTCAAGGCGATTGCTTGATACAAGCCATTTCTTTGACTTTTGAGCAAGGAAGTGAATTATAGTGGCTGACATAATTAACTTTACCTTACCGAAAATAGACGGTAATACGGATACTCAGGCGATGAAGCAGATAAAAAATTATCTGTTTCAACTTACTGAGCAGATGAAATTTTATCTAAACAATATAGATACCGACAATTTCACCGATGAATATAAGCAAAAATTATCAAATATGCTTACTACATCGGACACAAACGCTACTGAAATAAGCAGAACACAAACATTAATTAATCAGTTTAATAACGATTATAAAAACGAAATACAAGACTCCATACAAAAAATCACAGGCAACAAGGGCGGCTATATTGTACTCCGTGATTCGGATAACGATACTTTCCCCGATGAACTGCTTGTTATGGATACATCCGATTATATGACTGCTAAGAATATGTGGCGGTTTAACAAAATGGGATTGATGCACAGTAACGGCGGATATGACGGCTTCGACACAAATATTGCTATCACTATGGACGGCAAAATTAACGCCGACTATATCAGTGCAGGAACGTTAAAGGGTATAAGGATTGAAGCCGCTCAGGGTCTTATCGGCGGTTGGAATATTTACGACTTTGGTTTATTTAAGACCGGAACGGATGTTGACGGTAGAAGATTTAATATAGGAATATTCACAAGACCTGTTTACGAACTGCCGGATATACCAAGTAGCGATACTGGTCAAGAACCTGTGCCCGAACCATTTTATATCCATAGCATTTATTATAACGATGAATATCAATTTTATGTAATGAATAATGGATTACTCTATGCAAAAAACGCATTTATTCAAGGCGATATTAACGCTACCAGCGGACATATAGCAGGCTTTACGCTGTCTGATAATCGTATGATTTCCACAAGCGCAGACGGCTCATGTAATGGTCAAATCAGAGGATATGATTTCAATTCAAATCACAATTTCTTACAGATAGACTATACAGATTCTAACGGTAATACTACTCAGCCGTTTGTTGTAAATTATAACGGCACTGTTGAAATGACAAAAGGCAAAATAGGTAATTTTACAATTAATGACTATGGATATTTTACGAGCGACAATATGACTCTTGATGGTACGGATGGAATTCTATATCTACAAAAACTTATCCTCGAAACTGGAAATAGCAAATATGCCGCACAATTTTATTATGACGGAACAGACACTATAATCGCAAGTGGTGCTTACGTAAGGGATTTAGTACTGAAAGCAGAAAAGCGAGATGTGAAACTTATGCCGCTTGGCGACATTGAATTGGCACCTATGAGTGGCAGAATAAGGTGTAGACATGCTATAGCATTAGACTATTTTTCGGGTGCCAGTAATGGAGACACATTAATTTATTATGACGGTGAATTGAGGCGCACTTCATCAAGCAGAAAAGTAAAAAAGAACATTAAAAGCGTTGACAAGAGCGTTATTAATTATGAGTCATTATATGATTTACCGATAAGGCAATTTGAGTTTAAGGACGGAATTAACGGAAGCGGTATTGACGGAGTTCAAATAGGCTTTATTGCTGATGAGGTCGCAAAGATATTTCCGAATGCGGCTTTAAGAAACAAAGACGGCGAGCCGTCTAATTGGACAGAACGAACGCTTATTCCTGCAATGCTCAAATTAATTCAAGAGCAACATACGGAAATCGAAAATCTAAAAAGAATTGTTAAAGGAGCTTAACTATGAAAATTACATTAACGGAATTAACAAACTGCACAGGGGCTTTGCGTAAATTATCGGAAAAGGATATGGGTGAGCCTATTCTCAATTACAGGCTTATGAATATTCTTGATGTTTGCAACGCTGAATCTAAAAAGTTTATCGACTTGCAAAAAAAGATAATTGATAAATACAAAGATGACACTACCAATGATTCTATTATCATTCCTACCGAAAACATAAACGCTTTCAATAAGGAAATGATTGATGCAGGAAAAATAGAAATCGAACTTGACTGGACTGCACCGAAATTTAATATCAAGGATTTAGCAGGATTTACCGCTAAGGATATGAAATGTCTTGCAGATAAATTTATTGAAATTGAGGAGGTAGACAATGGCTAGTACAACTACATTGACCTTGAACAATTATTATAATTCAAGGAATAATACGGCTGCGGCAAAAAGAAAATATGAGGCTTCTGAAAGAGCATATCAAAACGAACTTAATAAATCTTATCGCCCCAGTTCTCAGGTAAGGGACTATCAACGGCAATCCGATAATGCACTGAATGCCGCCAAGGCAATGGGTAATTTTAAGTACGACAGTAAGTATATGCCAAAGGCAGATGAGTATTTGCAAAAAGCCGCCGATATGAAATTTGAGTCCAATATAGGACTTACGGACAATCCTGCTTATCAGCAGTACCGTGATATGTATGTGCATAACGGTCAAATGGCGGCACAGGAAGCCCAAGCAGGTGCAGTAGCGGCAACAGGGGGATACGGTTCTACCGCCGCTCAAACAGCCGCACAGCAGACCTACAACGAGTCATTAAGTAAACTGAACGATATAGTGCCTAATTTATATCAGCAAGAATTTAATAATCAGTATACAGTATTTCAGGGTGAGCGTGACTCACTCAAGCAGTTAGCGGCGGCATATCAGTCTATGGATGCACAGGCTTATGATGAAGCATTAAGCACATGGACTAATAATTTTAATCAGTTTATGGAAATTGCCAAAGCATACAATGAAAAATATGAGTATCTCGATTCTGCCGAGCGTGCTCAATATGAAAAGAAACTTGACGGATTATATAAATTGCTTGCAACAAATCAAAGCGAATATCAGTCGGCTCAATCTGTTGAACAGTCTGCTTTGGGTACTTATGTCGATTCGAGAAATCAAGCGGCACAGTTAGCATTGCAACAGCAACAACTAAATGAAACCGCAAGGCACAACCGATTTGCGGAAGCACAGAGTGCGAGGGCTGCTAAAGAAAGTGCATCGCCTAATCCGACAAGGACTAAAAACGCCGATGCATATTCGGGTGAATGGTATACAAGGCGTGAGTATTCTCGTAGGGGTTCTAAAGCGCCTAAGTATTCGGAATATGTTGCAACAAAAATTAATGAGGGCTTGAACAGCGGTAGAATTAATTCTAGCGAAGCCGCATACTTGTATGTTAAATACGGATTAAATCAATAACAGAGGTGTATTATGAGCGAACTTTCAAAGTTAAGAAAAACACTGAAAATGAAAAACGAGAGCGATAATAACGCTTACAGCGGAGACTCTCAGGCAAGCATTGATTATATACAGGAAAAACTAAAGAACGCAGGTGCAGGAAAGTATACAGATGACCGCCCCGACACCGTATATTCTTATTCTCTAAGTGATATAAGGCGAGAGGCGGCTCAAAAGGCTGCGCAAGAGTCAAAGGAGTATATGGATAATTCTTCTTTGGACGAATTAAGAAAAGAGCGTAACAGTTCTCGTTGGGATTATGCCAAAACTGCGGTCTCCACTCCGTTTAAGCAACTTAAAAACAAGATTGTGGATAAGAGTGATGACAAGTCCGCACAGATTAAGGCTGAATTTAATAATGCTAAAAAAGCTTATTATCAGGCTGACGATATATATAATCAAAAAAAAGAGCAGGAAGACGAGCGGAAAAACACAGAAATTGCCAAAATAATTAATGATAATCAATTAAGCGGATTACTTGATGATGTTTACACTTCTCAGCAGATTGCAAACGCTGACAAAAACGCTATATCGCCTGACTCTCTTAATGCTCAAAAGGCTAGTCAAACGAGACAGTTGCTCGAAAACAAACTTAAAAGCATAAACACAGGCGAGTATAATGCCAATGATTTTATAAATTATTATAATGCTCAAAAGAATTTGGAAACCACCAAAAAGGTTACAGATAAGGTTTCCTCATTTTCGGAAAAACATCCTGTATCAACAGAGGTTGCCCGAGTAGTTACCAGTCCTTTGGGTGCTGTCTCAAATGTGCATAATTCGCTCAATTCAATAGCAACAACCAAACCTATGGGTTGGACTAACTTTTTGACTACTGCTCGTTACGGCGTGAAAGAGGGCATAGAGGACAGAGCCGCCGATGATAACCTTATTCAGCTTCAAGGCGCACATATCGGTAACATCCTCAAAGTTAATGATAATAACGAACTTGAAATTATGGGAAATAATTTCGGAAATATTAACTCTGCCTTGTATGACAATATCGACCAAAGCGCCGAGGTCGTTTTTGACTCATTGCTGTTGGGTGGCGGTATTACAGGCGGAATCACAAAAGGGGCAGCTTCATTAGCCACACAGGTAGGTATTAACGCTCTTTTTTCGTCTTCAACAATGGGAGACTCTATCGTTCAGCAACTATTGAATAATACCGAAGCAAAAGAAGCATACAAAAGCGGATTAAAGGATGCATTAATCAATTTCGGTACTGAAATGGCAGGCGGGCCTCTTGAATGGGTAGGATATGAGGGCAACAGCACTCTCGGCAAAATTCTTGTAAGTGGATTTAACGAAGCCTCAGAAGAAGTAATCGGTAATTGGATTGACAGAATTTCCGATGAACTTATCAACGGTCATTCAAGCGAAGCACAACAGGCATATCAAGAATTGATTAATCAAGGTTATAGTGAGTCTGAGGCAACTAAAAGAGTGTTTAAGAACATGCTTGCCGAGGATATTTTCGCATCTTTGCAGGCTGGATTAGCAGGCGCAGCTATGACAGGTTCGGATATTGCCGCAAAAAGTGTTTCACAGGCTGCCGCTTATTATGATGAGGGTAAAGACTTAAACCAAAATCCAAGCGTTGCCACCGATGTTGTTAATCGGGGCTTGCAGTCGTCTACAGACGGTAAAGCATTTCAAATTGCAAGCGATTTGTCAGAAAATTATAACTATGACAAGCAGAGGTTTAATAATTATAAATTAGGCAAATTGCAGGAACTCAACAGTATTGAGGGCGGTAATTCATATTTAAGTGAAGCCGTATCAAATGAGAGTAATGCGGAAGAATTGTCAACGATATACAACAAAGCAGCTAACGGTGCTACTATAAACAAAAGAGAAGCAAACACTTTTGTGAATAGTAATTTTGTAAAAAATATTATCGCCGAAAACAATATTGAGGCTAAAAATAATGTTGAACTTGCAAAAAAAGCCGTAAGTGTAATAAGTTCGATAGGTGCAAGCGTAAACGATATTCAAACTAAAGCCCCTACTCTGTCCGAACAGAGCAAACAGGCGGCAGATAACTTTAAGCAAAAGCATTTTAATCAAGGTACTGCGGTACAGACCAAGCAGGGCGAAAAAGTAAACATTACCACTATTGCGCAGACCGGTGATAGCGTTTTGTTTAATACTACCGATAACAAGATTATAAATGCTAATGATATTAATTGGAACGATGACCAGCGTGAGATGCTCGTCAATAGTGCTAAAGCATATTCGCCTAACATTGCAATGAATTATATTAACGGCTATGACTCCGATAACGGTACATTGTCACAGTATAATTCAAAGTTCAATACATATCTGCGACTTGTAGGCACAGAGGGCTACACTGCGGAAGATGCGGCAATTAAATTGTCTGATATGGGAATGCCTTTAACCGATATTGAAGCGGCGAGATTTGAGGAAGCAGGCAAGCAGTTTGGGCGTGAACTGAATACTATTCCGCAATTCAAGGGTCAAACAAAGCGTGTTGCACCTATGCAAACAAAGAGCGTTGCCGATAACGATTACGATAGAGCATACGAAAAGGCAACGGATAAAAAGACCGCTGACAAGCTCACAAAAATCCTTAAAGGCAAGACAAAAAAAGGCACTACCAATTTAACGAGCGGTGCATCCGACTTTGAAAAACTACAGATGAATGTTATCTCTAAGGTCGCTGAGGACAATAATATTCAAGTTGTTTTTGTTAATAATACAGAGACATTGGGCTATGGCGAAAAGAACGGATTTCGCACACCTGAGGGCAAAATAGTGCTTGCGCTGAATAATCAGGGTGGCTTAATGACCGCATATTTCGGTCACGAGTTATGTCACGACCTCGAGGGTACTAGCGCATATTCTGCTCTCGAAAGCGAGGTTATGAAATATCTCGCAAAGACTTACGGCGATGAGAATTTACAGAAGAGAATTGACGGTATTATGCAATCTCAAAATTTGTCTGAGCAGTCGGCAAAGGCTGAAATAGTGGCAAATTCCTGTATGACTGTTTTTGACGAAAATTTCATTACGAATTTTGCAAAGGCTCACACAAAGGAAGCAAGGACTATTAAGGACTGGTTCAACCGCCTTGTCGCTCGTATCAGGCAGGCAATGGATAAGGTCAAGAAGTATGTTACCGAATACCGAGCAATTTCCGATGATATTGCAGAGGTAGAGCGTATCAGAGATTTATTCAATGCCGCACTCGGTGAGAGAAATGCGAATGTTAAGCAGAATAATGGTAAAGAAACAAATAAAAATATTCAACATAGCGATAAGTTGTTTAAGAATGCATTGACATCGGGTGAGTGGAAAAAGTATAATAATGCTATGGCAACAGGTATTGATGCCGGAATAAGAATTAGTGATACAGCTATGCTGATTGAGGGAGAAAAAGGTGAGTTTAATTATAAACTTGTTTTTTATGATAACACTTATGAGGATTATCCTATTACTGCCGTTTATGGAATTGGCGAAGCTGGATTTAGAGAAGACATAACAAGTTTTGATGCAAAACACATATCCGATGTAATAAATGCACTCGAGGAGGAAAATTATGCTGACAAGAAAATCATTAAAAGAATACTCGGAAGTTTTAGTGAAAGCTATAAAATCGTACTCCGAAGATACGGTGATAGAAACGCAAAAGCATTTACTGTCAGACCAAAAAGTAACACAAATTCACAAAATAATAATGAAAAATCCAACGGAGCAAGAGTTTCTGCAGCAGATAGCCGAAATCTGAAATTCTCCGTCAAACAGCCTATTGAGGAGACAAAAGACCTTATTGCAATTCATAATACCACAGAGGAAAAACTGCTCAGTGCTTTGGAATTAGGCGGCTTACCCAGTCCCTCTATTGCTATTATGAAAGCGGAAAACGCAAGAGGCAATAACGATTTTGGTAATATCTCCCTTGTATTTGATAAATCGACCATTGACCCACAAGCCAATACGGCTAATAAGGTTTATTCGTCCGATGCATATACGCCAATAACCGTTAGGGCAGAGCATAAACTCAACGAGGATAAGGCGTGGGATGTGTATAGTAAGATACGAGAATTATCTAAACAAAAACTTGCATATAATCTTAATCCGTCATCGTTTCATCCTGACAACCTTAAAAGCAGTATCGACAGTGCAGGCGGAATAAATGAACTTATAGATAGTTACAAAAACGATTATGCGTTTAAGGAATTATATTTAGCCGATACAGCTGAACCTATTAAAAATGTCGTTGAAAAAGAAGTAAAGACAACAGTATCAAAAGAAGATACAGATTTGTTTGATTATTTCAATGATACAATAGGCAATGTACTCGATGAAATAAAATCCCGACCGCTTATCCCAAGTAAAAATTGGGTCAGCGATTACGATACGCAAGTCGTTAATGCGATTACCGATTATTTCAAAGAGTTAATACCGGGCATAAGTAGTGAGAATATCGAGAACATATTTAATAACTCCGATAAATTCGGCACGCCTATGCAAAGGAAACAATATGTTTTTGCTGCTTTAAGATACCTCAAAAACGGTTCTACTACTGTAAAAACAGAGCAGGACAACGAAGCAACACACAAATTGATTGATGAAAAAATCAATCAAGATAAGTATGAGCAATGGCTTTATGACTTATTTGATGACGTTGTTGAAAAGAAAGGTATCAGCAAAGGAAAAGACCCTTATACCGAAATGGGTAACCGTAGGAGTTGGGAAAGCCTATATTGGGATTATAACCTTGAAAATATCGTTAAGGCTATGAACGCTCAAAATGCACAGGGCGGTAATTTCCTTGTAAGCAACATTATAGGCGGTTCGGCATATAATTATGGCAGTATCAATGAGATAAGAAATGATAAATCAAGACTGCAAAGCGTTGATACCGAACAGTATGAGAATTTGCGAGATAATCTATATAACAGATTTAGGGAAATTTCCCAAAGTATGACAAAATACGATGACCCATTTGCCGTAGCAGATGTTATAGTTGAGGGCATTGCAAAGACAAAGACAAAATCGGGACTTGCAAATTACTTGAAAACTGAATTAAAAGGCTGGGCAAATTACAGCGATATGGCAGTTGATGATATATGGTCTCTTGTTAATGATATTCGTGCTTTGCCAACAGAATACTTTGAGGCAAAACCGCAGAGAGCCGTATATTTCAATGAGGTATACAATGCCGTTATTCCCGACAATTCAAGCGAAACGCTTAAAAATGCTCTTGCAAACGCAGGCATTAATTACAGCGAATACAAAGCAGGTGACAACGACAGCAGAGCCGAAGTCCTTAACTCAATGGACAGTATCAAGTTTTCGGATAAAGTCAGCAACGATGATGTTTTTGACGATATATTTGATATTGACGATGAGGACGATATTATTGCATTAACCGAAGATTTAAGGGAAATGATAAAACTCAGCGGTCAAAATGCAAGGCAAATCAGCACATCCGAATTAAGCAATGCCGCAGAGCAAATAGGTTTGTATAAGGTGTTTGAAGCTGATAACGCAGAAGCACAAAACACCGCTGCCGCTTTGAGAAAATCATACGACAGCAAATACAACAAACAACTTTTGTCCGCACAACTCAGCAGTCTTTACGAGTATATGTATAATAATTCGGATATTGATTATGATTACATATGGCAAAGAGCAAAAGAAATAGCGGCTAATATCGCATCGGGCAAAAATTATGTTGACGATTCGGTATACCGTGAAAATCTCGATGTGCGTAAGTATATCAGAGGTCAGGTGCTTAAAGTACCGCAAAACACTATAAATGATTTCGGTACTGAAGAGTTTATCGACTTTAAGAAGCAGGCAAGGGGCAAGATGAGATTGTCGACCGAATACGGCGTATCTATTGACAGTTTGTATAAAGAACTACACGATATGTCCGAGTATTATTTCCCCGAAGTAAACGAGGACGGTCAGTCCGTTGTCGGTAACGAGCAGGCGGAACTTGAACAAATGCTTGACTTCTTTGAGGCAACTCAAAAAGTATATCATAACGGTGCTGAGGAAGAAGCCGAGGACTCGGGTATGACAATAGACCAGTATACAAATGTTATTGCTACAGATATACTGTATAGGTTTACTATGATTGAGCCTGTAGTCAAGTCTTATGAGTCAACGCAAAACGAGGCTCGAATGAAAGAATTGCAGTCCTCGTATCAGTCAAAAATGCAAGACCTCGAAAACAAGTATAAAGAGGAATACGAAGAACGATACAATCAAATACTTGCCGAATCCGATGCAAAAATTGCAGAACTTGACAAAGAGATTGCTTCTCTTAATGACGAAAACGATAAAATCAAAAAAGATGTAGCACTTGCTAAACGTAATGCAACATTGAAAACTAAAGCACTTGCCAAGCAAAAAGCACATGCAAAAGAGGTAAGCAAGAACGCTACCGAGAGAAGAAAGGCATCCAACCTTAGGCGTAAAATCGGTAATGTAGGCAACACACTTAAAAGCAAGTTGTTAAATCCTACGGATAACAGTTATGTACCCGAATATCTTATTAATTCAATAGCAGAGGTTTGTACGCAAATTAATAAATCTCAAATGTATTGGAAAAACGGAAATGAGAAAAAGGCAAAGCCTTATCTTGAATCGTTGATAGCACAGTATGAAAGTCTCCGTAATGACAGCGATTTTGATTATAGAGACGAATATGACAGCGAAATTTCTCTTTATCTTTCCGAACTGAATAAAAAGATAGGAAACAAGCAATTATCTCAACTGTCGGCGAATGAGTTAAACGATATTTACGAAATCGTTAAGAGTATCAAAAACAGTTTGATTGATGCAACAAAACAGATAGGCAGAGATACGGCTATTTCTAATTATCAGTCTCGTAAAAAGATAATAAATGAGGTAATGAACTCTCAGGGTATGCGTAATAAGGTTGTTGGAGAATACGAGTTTTGGACTCTTAATCCTATGCGCTTTGTGCGTATGATGTCGGATTATGACGATAACGCCGAACTTAACAGACAGTTTAAGGAACTTGAAAAAGGACAGCGCAAAAGTTATAAGGTAATGTATGACTTGTCAAATTCCTTGAATAAATTACAGGAAAACAAAAAAGAGTTTAAGCGTTTTACTCATGATAAGATTGAAACTAATCTTATAGATACCAACGGCAACAAGGTAATAATGACTCCTGCACAGATTGCACAGGTGTATATGACTGCTCAAAGACAGCAGGGCTTAACTCACCTTATGAGGGGCGGTATTAATATTTATGATATTGAATCGCTTACAAAAGGTAAATCGGGTGACGGCACTGTCAACAAAGCTGTTATAGTACCGCATATATCGGTAGAAGACATAAACGCTTTGTATGATTTATTGACCGATTATGATATATCGTGGATAAGTGCGGCGAAGCAGACCTTTGAGGACAGCAAGAGTTTTATCAATGAAACATCATTAGTGCTTAAACACAGAAAACTTGCTAAGGGTAACAATTATATTCCACTCGAAGTCGACTCAGAGGACAGACAAAACGAAATAAGCGGACTGACTTTCGATGCAACATTAGAGGGTAATGGTGCGCTCAAAGCGGTAAATCCGAACGCAGGGCAAAGGCTTATAATCCGTGGCTTGCCTATGGTGCTTGACAAGCATATTTCCTTTGTCTCCAGCTATGCAGGACTTGCTATACCGATTAGGAATTTCAAAAAGATTTACGGCGGTACGCTCAGCAGAAAATACGATTATAATGCCGATAATATTTATACTGTTAAAGCTGCGATAAATAAAAAGTGGACTACATCCAAAGACAAAATCGGCACAAACCTTGTTGAACAGGCTATAGCGGATTTAGAGTCTCGTAGAGAAGTAGACCGTGCTAAACTTACATCAAGGATTCAATCGTTATGGGTACAATATACCCTTGCTGGTAACATTTCTGTCACACTTAAACAAGCCGCTTCATATCCTACGGCAGGTGCAATACTATCCGATTATGCCCTTAAAGAAGCAATGAAGCAGGAGCAAGCGTGGAAAGATACAGAAACCTTGTATAATGAAATTGACTCTCATACAGGAATACATTACATACGCCGTTTGGGTTTGAGTGTTCAGGAAATTGCCGAACTGTCACAGGACAGTAATGCACTTGTCAACAAAGTACCCGACAAATGGCAGAACGTATTACCGTCAAATTGGATTCAGGCAATGGATGTAAGAACAACGGCTACATTATGGATTGCTTGTAAACTCGAAGTAGAGAAGAACAATCCTGAAATAGCAAAAGACTCGCAAGCGTATTGGGATAAGGTGACTGAATTATACGAGGATGTTATCGAGTATACTCAGCCGAATTACGACTCATTGCACAGAGGAGAAATTCAAAAGAACACAAACGCAGCTTTGAGAATGTTTAATATGTTCAAAACACAAACATTGCAGAATGCAGGGTTGGTTTATGACTCCTACGGCGAATGGATGTATTTTAGGAAAAAAGGAGACAAGGAAAAAGCAAATGCTGCGGCTAAGAAGTTTATGAGAGTTGCACAAACGCAAACTATCGCTGCACTAATACTTGTTGCTATGACTTTATTCTCTAATGTTATTAAGCATAAACTTAATAAATACAGAGACGATGACGATAAAATTACTTGGTTAAGCATTTTGAAAGCCTGTAGTAACGATGTTCTTGCAACATTGTTTACAACCGTTTTGCCTATAGGTGCTTCGGAGTTACAAGGATTTTATGACAGCGCAAAAAATATTTGGAATGGTCAGCGAGGATTTGACATTGTTCAATTCCCAGCAGTTACTGCGTTAAATGACGCTATTACTTCTGTTTTGGATTTAATTGGTTTTGCTAAAAAATTCATTGACGGCAAAGCGAAAGCAGAGCAGTTTGAAAAAGTAGCAATGAACTTTTTAGGAACTGTCGGCGGAATTTCTCAAATACCTGTAAAGAACTTATATCTAATCCTTAAAGGTATAATCGAATGGGTCAAAGAATTTGCAGACAATTAAAGCATTAAGGGCTATGATTTTTCATAGTCCTTTTTGTTATGATTATTCAGAGGTGAAAATATGATAAACATTGATTTGAAAAATCTGAATAATGAATATGATGTAGGCTTCATCGGCGAGCATAACGCCGAAAAGTTGCATATTGATATATCAAGTTTAATGAGTTCGGATATTTCGTTTTTCGTGTGTGTTTTCTGCAACGGATACGCAGAAACATATAACAGTGAACGATATTATGTGAAAGATATATCCAACAACAGTATTGATACGGTTTTGTCGCAAAGTTTGACGAAAACAGAAAAATGCAAAATGGTTGTAGGCGCTTATGGAGTAGACAATGACGGTAAAGTAAATTTGCTCCAAAAGTCAGATATAGTTAATCTTCATTTTTTAGACAGCATAGACGATACAAACGCCATGTATAAGCCTGAGGTTGAGGGTTTATATAAAGAATTGGTTGACTTGGAAAACAAGTTTAACAACGGACTTGATTTACTTGAAAGTAAATTAGAGAGTATAGCGACTGCTACAGCCGGTGCAAACACAGCGGCAACAGCAGCGACAGCCGTTGCAAATGATATTAAACAAAAAAGTGAGAACGGATATTTTAACGGAGCAAAAGGCGACAAAGGCGACCCGGGAATGCCGGGAAGAGACGGCGTGAACGGAAAAGACGGAACACCGGGCAAGGACGGCTACACACCTATTAAAGGCGTTGACTACTTCGACGGTGCTAAGGGCGAAAAAGGCGACAAAGGCGATAAGGGCGAAAAAGGCGAACAAGGCATTCAAGGCTTGCCCGGCGTAAACGGACAACCCGGCACAACTGTATATTCCGAACTCAGCGACAAGCCAAGTATTAATGGTGTTATTCTCGAGGGAAATAAAACTCTTAGCGAATTGGGTATTGTTAATTATGACGATACCAAAATAAAAGAGCAAATTGCAATGAAACAAGATGCTTTAACCGCCGAACAACTTAAAAACATTTCTGCGGTGCCGAACAAGATTGATAAAACGGCAGTCGGCAACGGCTTGAAATTCGCTGACGGCAAGCTGCAACTTGACATTCCTGTTGCAACAACCGACACAGGCTATGGAGGTTGAATATGAGTTTAATCATTGAACATAAAGAGGCTCTTGACAGTCTCGCTAATAGCATTATTAAGGCTAATATGAGCGTTAATGACACAATGGCAACTAAAGGCAGACTTGCTGAACTTGTAGATAATATAATTCCTGAAAAAACAAGGTTCGCAAGTGGTGTATTCACTCCGTCAGAGAATATTACATCAGCTAATGCACCGTGGCTTGATTTCGCACTCGGAACAGACAACAGTGGTAATCGAATTATTCCTAACTTAATTTTCGCTTATCAACCGTATGTATTGCAGAATGCAGAAGTTATGAACGCCAGTTGTTATAATATATGGATATATGGTGTCCCATTAGTTAATCCTTTTGATTACTCAAATTTTATTGTCTGGCAATATAACACCTTCAAGAGAACCACTCCGTCAAGCAGCACTTCTATTTATTACACAGGCGGAGTTCAAAGAGGAACGGTAGTTGGTGAACAGGAAACAAGTGAGTATTTGTTCACAAAAAATAAATTCCAATTAGTGCCAATTAGAGACACTTATCCGTTCCTTGCTGGACACCCAATCGTATGGTTGCAAATTAAATTTTAAGGAGGCTGTATATGTATAAGTATATTAATAACGGCTACATCATAGGCGTTGGCACAGGAGCAGGAGCAGGCGAGCCTATCACCGAGGATGAATATAACGAAATCCTCGACAAGATTAACAA